GTGGCTGCAAGGGAAGCCTATGACGAAGAGGTGGAAGTGCAGCGGTATGTGCTGTACACCGCCGAAGAGCTGGCCGCACAGGAAAAGGCCCGTAAGGAAGCAGAGGAAAAGGCACAGCTGCCCACCGCAGAAGAGCGCCTTGCCGCTCTGGAAGCGGCTATGCTTGACCTGCTGGCCGCACAACAGTAAGAGGAGGATACTATGGTTTTGTTCTATGTGACCCAAATTAAGCTGCACCGCTTTGACGGCGCTTTCACCATCGACAACGTACCTGACCGGTATAAGGATGCCGTGATGAAAAAGCTGACGGAGGAGGGATTTTATGAAGTGGAAAGTAATGCTTGACTTCCTGCGGGATATCTTTTCTGCGCTATCCCATGCTGCCGGTGACGGTGCCGACAAGGAAGAGCCTGCCCCTGCACCGGACGTGCCCACTGTGGACACCGTGACCGGGTGGGCAGGGGAGCCGCCTTACCGCTATGTGGACGTGAGCCGGTATCAGAATGAAATTGACTGGGCACAGGTGGCGGCGGCGGGCTACAAGGGGGCCATGCTCAAGACCGTGAGCACCAACCGCAAGCTCTCCAAGCGGGCAGACGGCCTGTACATCGACCCGACCTTTGAGACCAACTACCGCAACGCCCGGGCTGCCGGGCTGGATGTGGGCATCTACTACTACACCTACGCCACCAGCGAGGCTATGGCCGATGCAGAGCTTGCCCTTCTGCGGCAGGCGGTGTACGGCAAGGAGCTGACCATGCCTGTGGCGGTGGACGTGGAGGACAACCGTCTGGGCAATCTGGACAAGCAGAGCCTGACTGACCTGACCGCCTATGCTCTGCATGAGGTAGAGCAGATGGGCTTTTACGCCCAGCTGTACACCTACACCAGCTTTGCAAAGGCACATCTCTATGTGGGCGGCGCGGCCCTGCGCCCTTATGACGTCTGGCTGGCCGACTACACCGGCAAAACGCCCAACGTGACGTTTAACTACAACGCTCACCAGCACACCAGCAAGGGCGCTGTGCCGGGCATCTCCGGCGACGTAGACCTCAACGTGACCACCATCAACTACCCCAAAATCATCCGCAAGAAGGGCCTGACCCGTCTCCGGGAGGGCGCATGAGCGAAAAAGAAGCTTTGCTGTGGGTACTGGGCATCCTGGGCAGCCTGTGCGCTGCAGCCATCACCATCGACAAGGTGCTGGAAATTATCCACAAGTACATCAAAAAGGCGCAGGAGCCGGACAACGTGCAGAACAAGCGGCTGGATGAGATGGACAAGCGCATCGGTACCTTGGAGCAGGGCCAGCTTCAGCACACGCAGGCCCTCGCCCGTGACTTGCGCCGCTTTGAAGAAATCGACGAGGTGAGCCGTCTGACCCTCGACGGGGTGCGCAATCTGCTGGACGCGCAGCTGTCCGGCAACAACCGCGAGGGGATGCAGAAGAGCCGCGCCGACATCGACAACTATCTGTTAAAAGGAGTGACCAATCATGGAAGCACTGGCAACTAAGCTTTTTGACCTTATCCCTGCCCCGGTGGCGGCTGTGCTGATGCTGGGCGGCTTTATTTTCTACGCCCTTGGCTGCATACGCCTTGGCTACGGTGCCGCGGTAAAGCCTCTGGTGCTTGACCTCATCGAGCGGGCCGAGCAGGAGATTCAGGGTACCAAGCGGGGCGCAGAGCGCAAGGCGTGGGTCGTCAAGATGCTCCGGGCCGCCCTGAGTACCAGCAAATACGGCAGGCTCATCAGCTGGGCCATCACTGATGAGACCATCGGTGCCGTGATTCAATTTTTCTTTGACCGGGCAAAGGCGGCGCTGCAAAAGCAGTAAGGAGGTTATTATGGCAAGCACTACATACAAGCATTTTGTTGACGCCAACAAAATGTATGCCGCACAAGAGCAATTTCGTGACATCACGAAAATGGTCTGCGCACGTCTTCGCGGCCTCACGAAAACATACCATTTTGCCGTCATTGGCACTATGGTGCGCAACGCCGGACAGCTTCCGCAGCCCTTCTGGCTCGGTGCTGCCTATGGCGGCGGCTCGTGTAGTGCTGCCCGCTGCGCTGCAAGGGCTTGACCGACAGCAGATGACCGCCGCAATCAAAAACGCACCGCTTGGGAGGGTAGACCGAAAGATAGCCTTACTGCGGTACGTTGAGCGGCTTCCGCTGCCGGACATTGCAGCACAGACCCATTACAGCCGGACGGCGATAGGCTACCGGCTGAAAGGCATTGATAAAATACTTAGATAAGGCTTGGATAAGCAAATCCCCCGGTGTTCCGTTTGGAGCATCGGGGGATTTTTTGTTTACTTGAGATATTCCCGCAGCGCCTGCAGGATAAGCTCATTTCGGTTGCACTGCTCTGCATCTATCCGAGCTGCCATCTTTTCGGCGAGCGGACCCGGGATGTAGACCGTAGCCTGCACATCCTTTGTGTCCTCACTTCCGGTGCCAAAGATGGCGTCGCGCTGCTCCTCGCCAAGGTGCTCGAGCACCCAGATTCGCGCGACCTCTTCGGAGAGCGGCACGATCTGCTCGCCGGGGGCCGTCCATCCGTCGCCGCGGCGGACGGCGTACACAGTGGCCGCGTTGCCGGTGCCGTGGATAAACCACTTGCCTGCCTTGGTGCGGTAAAGCGTCTCCTCGCAGTGGGTAAGGCCGGTGTAGTCCTGATCGGACTCCCAGTGGGCGATCTTTTTCGCGGTATCGGTGTCGTAACGAGAGCCGTTGATTATTTTGCGCATGGTATCCTCCGTGTTATCAAAGTTATCGTCGTCTGCGGTTTTGGGCGTGGGAAGCCCGGCCAGCTGCCACCCTTTATAGCTCGATGTCGGGCGTGATCTTAACCGAGTACCCCGGATAGATGTGGCAATCGCCCTAAATCCTTCCGCGATCCTTTTTGCGGCGACGTCCTCCGGGACGTCCTCGTCAAAAAACAGCAGATGATTTTTACGCGCCCAGTCCAGCAGATTGACCGCCTTGTGGGTGTTGCCGTCCGGGTCGATCAGTTGCCAGACAAGAGCCTCACGATTTTGCGGCCCTTTTTGACCTGCGGGCAACTCTAGAGCCGCCGAAGTGCCTATGGATTGCAATGTCTGCATACGTGCCTGGATCTCCGGGTCTGCTGCCCGGCGGGCCTTTGCCTCATCCGACCATGCAGCGTTGTTGATATGACCATTTTTTACCCGTAGGGCAGCGCTGCATTTTTTTGAGCAGCATTGCTGGTTTACGTCACTGGGAGAGGCATAAAAAGGCTTGCCGCAGATAGCGCAGATCTTTTTTAGTGATTTGCCTTTATGGTCGGCAGGCGCCTGATCATAGGGAGGCTGTCTGGAGGGCGTGACGGGCTGCGGGGCGAGTCCGTCTTTCCTGCGCCGTCCTCGCTGGCAGCCGCAGCTCCTTGATATTTTTAAGGAGTTGTAGGACATGATCCTGTCATTGCCGCAAAGAGCGCAATGCACGACGACCATTGTGCATTTATATCCGTTGGGCATGATCTTCGCCGGTGCCGTGCCGACGATGGAGAGATCGCCAAAAGTTTTGCCTATTAACCGGTCGGCAAGCGGCTTTTTGGGCTCTTTAGCCTTTGGCGCCTTGGGCTGCGGAGGCTCTGCAAGCGTCCACCCTTTATAAGTGTGCAGCCCGTGAGGCCTTTCCGGGTGCTTGAGCGCGTACCACAGCATCTGGACGCCCTCGGAGATCCGGGCTGCGGCGTTGTCCGGTGCGGCATCCGGGAAAAACAATTTTACATTGTCCTGGCTCCACTTTGCTAGATCATCGACCTCGTGACGCTTGCCGTCCGGGTCAATGAGCGCCCATGAGTACAACATCACATCACCTCGATGTCATAATCGACGGTGCAGCCGGGGACCACAACATTGCCGTCCTCATCGACGGTGTAGTCGATGTCGCTGTTGGTGCCGTCGGCGTAGCTCTGGGCGTAGTCGGCCAGATACTCGACGTCCTCGACCTTGTAAGCGCCCAGATCGGCGTTGTACTCGAGGCCGCCGACCTCGAAGAAGTCGTTTTCGAAGTCGATGCCGGTGCGGGTGTCGGTCATCTTGATGCTCAGGATCTTGTCACCATCATAAAACTTAGTCATTGTTGTTGTCCTCCTTATAGTTGAGTGTGTAAATTATGCCATGCAGTCACCGTAGCAGTAGGTGTGGCAGCGGGGGCAGAGGCCGCGAATGGCGGTCACGCTGGGGCGGCGAGAGGTACGAGCTGCGGTATATGCGGGACGCTCAAAGGTGCGGATAGCCTTGGTCATGACCTCGATGGTCTTGGTGGCCTTGTCGTAGCTGCCCTCGACGGTCTGGCACTTGCTATACTCTGCCTTGTACTGGCTGTAGTGCATGCGAACGATGCCGGCGGCGACCTTTTTGGCAGCGGTCTTTGCAGCGGCCCAAGCCTGCTTGAGAGCACTTGCAAAAGTGTAGCAGCTGGGAATACGGCTGTGATTGTACTTGTAAGGTGCGACCCACTTGCGGTACATTGCCCAGGCGCTGCTCATGATCTCGTGCAGATTGTAAGCTTTCATCGTTCGTTCCTCCGTTTTGTTTGGGTGTTCCTCTTGACACTCTTATTATAGCATAAATAATTTATTTTATCAACAGTAAATTTGAGAAAATAAATTATTTATGCTATATTTTTTTGTCCTTCGTTGTACCTTCGTTGTCTCTCCCGCCGGGCGGCTCTGCTACACTGGGCGCAAAGGAGGCAAGCGCCAATGTGGAACAAGTTCAGCCCCAACCCCCACGGGAGCAGCGTTGGAGATTGCGCCGTGCGCGCGGTAGCAGCAGCCACTGGGCAGAGCTGGGAGCAGGCCTACATTGGATTGGCGCTGACCGGCTTTGCTCTCGGCGATATGCCCAGCGCCAACCGCACATGGGGCGCATACCTCCAAAAGCACGGATTCAAGCGCCGCCTTGTCGAGGCGGACTGCACCACCTGTTACACCGTGGCAGATTTTGCCCGGGAGTACCCGCGCGGGATCTACGTTTTGGGCTGCTCTGGCCACGTTCTGGCTGTGATCGACGGCGCGTGGTGGGACAGCTGGGATAGCGGCGCAGAATGCCCGATCTACTACTGGTACAAGGAGGACTAAACGATGCCGTACAATCCATATGGCTATCAAATGCCAAACTACTACGGGCAGCCTATGCCTGACCAGCTCACGCAGCTGCGGCAGAATGCCGGGTATCAGCCGCCCATGATGAGCCAACCGACAGGGCAAAGCTCCCCAGCCACGCCTCCGATCATCTGGGTGCAGGGCGAAGAGGGCGCAAAAGCCTATATGGTCGCCGCCGGGAACAGCGTGCTCTTAATGGACAGCGAGAACAGCGCCTTTTACATCAAGAGCACGGACGCAAGCGGAATGCCGCTGCCGCTCAGGGCCTTTGATTACAAGGAGCGCACCACGGCGGCTAAGATGCCCGCTCAGGCCGTCCAACAGCCCGGCGGGGAGTTTGTCACCAGGGCAGAGTTTGACGCCCTGGCAGCCCGCTGTGCAGCGCTGGAAAAGCAGGAGCCCACAAAAACCGAAACGGAGGTCAAGTGATCATGGCAAATCCTCTTTTTAATGCACTGGGCGGCGGCAAAGCATCTTCCACGGCCGGCCCTATGGGCCAGTTCGGCCAGATGATGCAGCAGTTCCAGCAGTTCAAGGCTAATTTTCAGGGCGATCCAAAGCAGGAGGTGCAAAAGCTTCTGCAATCCGGGCGGATGAGCCAAGACCAGCTCAACCAGCTTCAGGCAATGGCTCAGCAGTTCCAGCAGTTTTTACACTAAGTCGTAACCGTGGCCACGGTCGAGATACACTTTTTATCAAAAATTTCGAAAGGAGTACAAAATGTCTCTTTCTTCTGACAACATCGGCTTGACTATGCCGGTGCAGCCCGCCAATACCAACAACGGCAACGGCTTTGGCTTTGGCGGCGATGGTTCGTGGTGGATCATCGTGCTCTTCCTTTTCATCTTCTGCGGCTGGGGCGGTAACTGGGGCGGCAATCGCGCCGGTGCCGGCGCCGGCGTCGTGGATGGCTACATCCTGACCAGCGACTTCGCCAACATCGAACGCAAGATCGATGGCGTAAACAACGGTATGTGTGACGGTTTCTACCAGCAGGCACAGCTCATCAACGGCGTCCAGCAGACCGTGAGTAACGGCTTCATGTCCGCCGAAATCAGCCGTGCAAATCAGCAGGCCGCTTTCATGCAGCAGCTGTTTGCTATGCAGATGCAGGCACAGGATTGCTGCTGCGAGACCCGGTCTGCTATCCAGGGCGTCAACTACAATCTGGCTACCCAGTCCTGCGAGACCCGGAACACCGTGCAGAACGCGACCCGGGACATCGTAGACAACCAGAACCAGAACGCCCGGGCTATCCTGGACGCTCTCACAGCTCAGCGCATCGAGGCAAAGGACGCCAAGATCGCGGAGCAGAGCCAGCAGCTCTTTGCGGCTCAGCTTGCAGCTTCCCAGGCGGCGCAGAATGAGACCCTCAAGGCATACATGAGCGGTCAGCTGGCCTACTACAACCCTCGTCCCGTTCCTGCCTTCCCGGTTCCTGCGCCGTACCAGTACGGTAATTGTGGCACCGGATGCGGCTGTAACGGCTGCGCATAACCAAATAAAGGCAGCTGACTACAATTTGTAGCCTGTTCAGCCCCTGAGCTGATTTTGCAAACCAGAGCGCCGGGGCAGCAGTCTCGGCGTTTTTATTATGAAAGGAGCCGATAAAATGGCTGAATTTAGCAACTCTAACACCGTCAGCGTGGCGGCGGGTGAAAACCTTCCCCTGACCGAAACCGCAGTGAAAGCGCCCGCGTGCATTATGCACCGTGAGGGCAGCGGCCTTGTGACCCTGCGGGGCCTGACAAGCGGACAGTGCCGTGCTCGCTTTAAGGTAAGTTTTGGCGGCAATATCGCCGTTCCCACCGGCGGCACTGTGGGACCCATTTCCGTGGCGCTGGCTGTCGGCGGTGAGTCGCTGACCAGCGCGACCGCGATTGTCACCCCGGCGGCAGTCGAAAATTACTTCAATGTTTTCGTGGCTGCGTTCATCGAGGTGCCGCGTGGCTGCTGCGTGACCGTGGCGGTTAAAAACACCAGTACGCAGGCAGTCAGCATTGCAAACAGCAATCTGATCGTTGAGCGGGTAGCATAAGAAAGGAGATAAAGTCATGCTGGATAAACTGAATCATTTGAAGGATGAGATGTGCGACGAGCTCATGGAGCTGACCGACAAAAAGAATCGCTCTCCGGGCGATGTTGAGATGATCGGCGAGATCGTGGACATCATTTTGGACATTCACCGCATCGAGGATTACTGCGAGGGCGGCGAGTACAGCCGTACAGGCGAGTTGGAAGCCGATATGCGCGGAACCTTCGGCCGTGATGCCGGAAACGGTTACAACCGGGGCAACAGCTATGCCAACCGAGGCCGTCACTATGTTCGTGGGCATTACTCCCGCACGGATGGCCGTGAGCGCATGATCTCTGACATTGAGGACATGATGCAGGACGCCACCGGCGCAGAGCGAGACGCTTACAAACGCGCGGCAGACATTCTGCGCAACGCATAAGGGAGGAGGGCGGCAAGTATGGACATCGACGAGATCAACACCCATATCCACAAGCTGAAATGCGGATCGACGGACTGGCAGAGCGTGGAAAAACTTGCCGCCCTCTGCACCGTGAGGAATGAGCTGGAAGAAAAGCAGGCACCGGCAGAAATGCAGACTCAAGCGCTGCCTCCCGCGTCGTACCCGGCGGCATACTCCACAAAAGCAAATCCGCAAAGCGAGTTCGTGGAAGCGGCCAGCGCCGCGCCCTTTGGAGGCTTGATGGAAGTGCTTGATGAGCACATGAGCGCCATAAAGCTTGCATACCCGAAAGAGTATGAGTTGGTCATGCGGAAGATAACCGCATTGTAAAACGACACAAAATGTGTTATTTTTACATACAGCCAAAACTTGAAAAGTTGAATTTTTAAGTTTAATAAGCTAACGTAAGACTAACAAACTTTGAATTTTTATCGATAAATAGTAAAATAAAACTGATTTGTAATCAGTGGGTTGCAGGTTCAACTCCTGTCACCAGCTCCAAAAATAAACGCACGAACGATAAAAACAAATCGTCCGTGCGTTTTTCTTTTTGCTTGAAATGCCTTAAAATATCCTGGATGAACGTGACAATCTAACAAACAATCTAACAAATCAATACTTCATCTTTCGCATTTCCTGCAACAGATAATCCGGGTCATTGTGGGAGACGTACTTGTTTGCTGTGGTGGAGAAATTTTTGTGACCCAAGATGGCCTGCACGGCGGTCTTTTCCAGGCCGCACTCCACCATCTTGCTGCTGGCCGTGTGGCGCAGCGTATGCGGATGCACCCCCTCTATGTGGCACTCCTGCATCAAGGCCCGAAACTTTGTAGCCACGTTGCGCTTGTCCAGCTTTGTACCGGCTTTGGACGGTATCAGCCACTCATAGCCGCTGTCAAGCATCCAAAAGGCAATAATTTTATAAATGGGGTCCAAAATAGGGATAATGCGGTTTTTGCCCGCCTCGGTCTTTTCACCGCCCTGCATATATCGCTCTTTTAGATGCACATCGTCGCAGCGCATGGAGAGCAGCTCATCGATACGCATACCGGTGTAGAGCAGCACCATTGCGATTTGTGCTGTCTGCCCAAGCTTCGGGTCGTCTTGTCGGCTGCTTATCTGCTCGATCTCCTGAGCGGTCAAGGTTCGCTCTGCCTTGCCTGTAGCCGCTGGGAGCTGCAAGAGCATGGCATAGTTTTTGTTTATGATGTCCTGAGCCATTGCCCACTCGCAGATCTGGCTGAAAAGTGTGCGCTGCTTTTCGCAGGAGCTGCGGGAGAGGCCCTTTTCCACCATCTGGTCAATCACCTGTTGATAGTCTGCGGCTTTTAATTCCCGAAGCTGTCGGTCATACAGCGGCGCAGCCTTTGCATAGGCCAGCTCATAACCCTTTTTCATGTCAGTGCTGAGCTTGTCAAATTTGGGCTGCGCTTTCCATTGGGCATAGGCATCCGCAAAAGTGCATTTCAGACGCGCTGCGGGGGTGTTCTGGGCGTTGTAAGCGTCCAGTGCTTGTACTGCTTCACCCGGCGTCGCAAACGTCCCCAGAACGTCTCGCTTGGCTGTCAGGGCCACATACGGTTTTGACCTCGTCCCGCTCAACTTATATACACTGCCGCTGCCCTTTGGGCGGCGGCGCTTTTTTCTTTGCTGCGGGGCGGCTTCGGGCTGCTTCTTGCCGCAGTAGGGGCAAAAAGATGCATCGTCCGGTATTTCCCGACGGCAGCAGGCGCGAATACACCTCAACGCTCTTCACCTCGCTTTGCAGTATAGTCGGTCTCGCCGCTCTTCGCGGCCTCTTTTCCCGCCTGGTATGCCGACTGCAGCAGACTCACCGGAGGCTGGACTTCCCACGGAATCGGGTCTGTTCCTGTAGCCACGGCAAACCCGTAATTGTCCAGTATTTGGCCGCAGACGGATACCTTGTTTTGCAAGGGAGTATGCAGGTTTGCGCACACCTCAGCAAACACCGCCGGTGGATAGCTGCCATGTCGGCCCAAAAGGATAAACAGCACCATCTCTTTTACAATTCGCGGCGCTGTGCGAAAGTATTCTGTAAGCGCCTCATCCAGCTCTTCGTCTGATTTGCGCTGTACGGGCTCTTTGTAAAGCTCTGGGTGCAGCATTTCTTGCATGGCGGGGAGCGGAGAAGTCCCGCAAGCCTCGAACCAGTCCATTATCTTGTCAGCTGGTGGGCTGGACGCTCCGCACTCCCAGCTCTGGATCGTAGCCTTTCCCTTGTTGATCCGGCGGGCCATGTCGACTTGGCTCAAGCCTGCCGCGACTCTGGCCCGCGCCAGTGCGACACCAAGCTTTTCCGCAGTAAAGTAGCTCATCAATTATAACCTCACAAATTTCCATGCCATAAAAACAAAAAGTGACATGGGAAAAACCCATGCCACTCGACAGAGCGGAAGTCCTTCAAGTTTTCCCATAAAATGGTAAAATCTAAAACAAGTTGGACAAATTGAACAAAAACAGAGGTGAAATAAAATGGATTTCGAGCAAAGAAACGGTAAAGAAAACAAAATGACCATCATTGACGGGATGCCTGCCACCATTTTGACCGGCACGGCCCGAACACCTGAACCTTGGGAGGACTAAAGATGGACAAGATGAAGCTGTTTTGCACCCACATCCGCGCCGCGCTGGCCTGCTATGAGGATATGCCGCCCGAGGGACAGGCTCGGGCTCGACTTTTTGTGATCCGCAAGTCCGGGGATCTCCGGCAGCTCAAGGCTGCAGCAGACGCACCCGGTGGGGAGCTTGCCGCTGAACTGTTGCAAAAAATGCAACAACCTTGCAACCACGGATAGCAACGTGCATATTTTGCACGTTGTTCGCGCAAAACGCGCGTATTTAGCAAAAAGTCAGCGTAAATTTCAACGATTCAGCGCAAATGCTAAATTTTTTGCGCATTTTTGCGCGATTAAATGTGCTTGACGAAATACAATCAACGGTTGTATAATGCGGTTGTGAAAAAGTTTACTGTTTCTTGCGATATATAACTTCAAGGCCGTAATCCGGATGATAAGACCAAGAGACCGTTACCTTGTCAAACTCTTCTAGTTGACGCCCATCGATGGCGCGAGTCTTCAACATTTCTTGATAAATCCAGTCCGGAAGGCCAAAAAATTTGTTGAACTTCTGGATTTCATTGAGTGCACTATCTTGAGACAGAGACCCGCCAGAGATGTTTGACGGATTTGTGTCGATCATGAGGTAAGACTCGTCATCGGCCAGCGTGACGGTCGTGTTTGTATAAAGATCGCTGAACAACTTGAAATTTGGTTCAACATTGTGGCTGTAGATGACCTCCCACAGGCAATCCTGAATCGAAGTATACTCTTTTTCTCCGTCAGATTTTTCCGCAACTCTTTCGGTGATCCAGATGATTGGCGTTCCATCATCAGCTGGAATCTGGACTTCGCCTTTAAGCGTAATGGCCTGATTCTCGAAAATTTCTCTGCAATATTCATACACGCCGTTTCTGACGGCGGCATACCATCGCTGCCCATCGTCAGAAACCACAGAAAAGCACTTAAAATCCCACTTGTTGCCTTTGTATGTGTCAAGGTATGTATAGTAGTAGTTGAAATCCGGGATTCCTGAGAACTCAATGTACGAGCCTTTTTTATATTGAGTCTCCGCCGCAAAGGCTGTCGTGGCAAAAGGGATGGACAACGCCGCAGCCAGCCCCAATGCAAGAAATATTCTTCTTTTCATGATTTATACCTCACATATACAAAAATAGGCAGCCAACCAGCCGCCGTAAAACTAAGTTATCAACGAACTTTGCCAAAGGAGGAAAATAAAGTGCAAGAAAATAGCACAAAATTGATGAAAGAAACCACAGAATGTGTTATACTTGAGAAAATCAAGCTTGCACTTTCCCTTGGCATCGATGTGGATAAACTCTTAAAGGAGGCAATGCAAAATGTCGAGTAATGTTCTTCTTTTCATCATCGCCGTGTTTGTTATCGCGATGTTTGCGATTCTCGCTTACGAGTTCCTTCAGCTCAATGATTTTGCGCTTTTTCGTCGAAAGCCGGAACCGGATCCGGAACATAAGCACCTTGACGACCTTTTCCGAGCAGAAGTCATGTATACAGGCGTGACCCTCGGCAGTATCTGCGAACTTTGCCCCAAAACCATTTTTAGGGTAAAGGACGGACACGGCGGGTATTTCGCTCTCGACACCGAAAAAGTGGATGAAAAAAAGCTACGCTTTTACAAAACCATTTTTGTTAAAGCACTGGATGCCCCGAATTACGAGCTGGAGGTGCTCGACCCGTCACTTCTTTGAGACACTAAAAGCGTTAATAACGTACTCACAACAGCAGAGATCACCGCAATGGCAGCACTTTGAAAGAATTGCCTGCGGCTGATTCTTTGCTGTTTTTGCTGCTCAATAAAATAAAGTTTCCCCTTATCGGTTACAGCAAGACAGTAAAACACCGTAAGCTTTCCTTGCTCTGGAACAATCGTGTCTCTTACACGCTCAACAAGACCTGCTGCAAGAAGAGCATCAACAACCTTTTCGGCGTCTTTCACTTTAGACTTAAATACATCAGGAGGCATTCCAACTCGGTCAGGTTCATTTTCATGCCATTCAAGCAGAGCTTTCATCGCCTCATCGATTTGCTTTTCAGTGACCATTCTTTTTCTCCTGCGACGCTATAGCAGCATCCAGCATACTCTCAAACATGGCCTGCGTTGCCGGGTCAAGCATATTATACTTATCTAATATAGTCTGCCCGTGCGCATCCAGCCCGTTCTCCATCTGGGGAGCGAGCTTTTCTTTTTGCTCTTCGCCGGTGAGCTCTTCGACCGTGACGCCTAGCGCATTGGCTACTGGCGCTAGCATTTCATCTGGGAAGTCACGCCCACTTACTAGCATTTGCGAAATATAGCCACGGCTTTTTCCGACCTCTCTGCATACAAAAGAAACGTTGATTCCTTTTTCGGTAGCGATTTTTTTAGCCCTCTCCACATTTCGCATAAAAAAGACCTCGCTATTTTGTGAAAATAGCCAAATGTTCACTATATTGCAGATTGGCTATTGCAAAATAGCCACTTGGCTAGTATAATACTAAGCACAGGGCAAACAAAACCAAAAGCCCCTGACAATATTATATCGGGCTGGCGCTAGATTTTATTCGCTGTGTACCTCGCAACTACATAGTAGCATATTTTCTAGTGATTTTCAAGCCCGGAAAGGAGAATTGCTAGTGAATGTTTCAAAAATCGACCAGTTTTGCAAGTTGCACGGGCTGAGTCGCACCGATTTGGAGGCGGCGGCAGGCCTGAGTAACGGCGCAATCGGGAAGTGGGAGCGCTCGATTTACGGCCCCAGTATCTCGCAGCTGCTCAAGCTTGCAAAGTATTTCAAGGTCACGCTGAACGAGCTTGTGGTCTACGATGAGGAAGGAAAAAGAAAGGAGAATACAAGTGCCTGATTTTGAAACCTTTTTGCTTGCGCTTGCATCGATTGCGCTCATTGCCGTTGCTTTTGGCTTTTCGTGGGCCGTCATTTCCGGCCTTTGGTGGCTTATCTGCATGCTCATCGGTTGGCAGTTCTCTTTCGGCGTATCAACGGCGATCTGGATCGTTGCAATGCTGCTGAAGTGGGTAACGAGCCGCAAGTGACAAGGGAGGCAAAGCCGTGAACCAAAACAAAAAGCCCAGCTGGAAAGAGCGAATTTCCAACTGGACCACGGCTGACTACATGATCGCATCCATCATCATCACGTCAGTCAACATAGGTATTGTAGCGTTTCAAGTGTTGCTGCTAATCCAAGTCATAGGAGGCAAGGCGCTGTGAAAGATTACCAAATTCAAATCCTTGCCCTCTGCATTGAGATCCTTGCTTTGGCTGTCATTTTACTAAAGCAATAATCATTGACACGATGGCTATTAGCATCATTGCGAAATTGTAGACCCTGTTAAAACGGTCGTTTTTCGCTTGCTCGATTTTGTATTGCACATAATCATCCCTCAGTTTTTGCAATTCGGCTGCGGTCTGAAGTTGAGCGTTGTCGATTTCCCGGCGCTTTTTCCAAACCGAGCCGTCCGGGTCAGCGACATTTACTCCCGGCGTTTTGTAATTGTAACGTTCAAGTTCGTTTGCACGCTGGTTGCAGTATTCCCACTGATTCAAAATCCCACCCCCTTCCCTGCCTATTATAACAGGCACCGGGGTGGACGACAAGAAAGGACAAAACATGGCAAACATTCAAATTTTCACAAGCCCCGAGTTTGGGGACATCCGCACGGTAGACCAGAACGGCGAGCCGTGGTTCGTGGGCAAGGACGTGGCGGCGGCGCTGGGCTACGGCGAAGGCAAGTCCCTCGCAAACGCCGTTTCCAACCACGTTGACGAGCAGGACAAAGGGGTCACCGAATTGATGACCCCCGGCGGCAACCAGAAAATGGTCATCATTAACGAGTCCGGCCTGTACAGCCTGATTTTTGGCAGCAAACTGGAAGGGGCCGTGCGGTTCAAGCGCTGGGTGACAAGCGAGGTGCTGCCCGCCCTGCGCAAGACGGGCAGCTACATGATGCCCAAGCTCAGCAAGGAGATGCAGGCGCTGTTTATGCTGGACAACCGCACCCAGCGGCAAGAAGAGCGGCTCACCGCGTTGGAGAACACCATGACGGTGGATTACAACCAGCAGCGTGTGCTGCGCAAGGCCATCAGCCGGGCCGTCATCGCGGCGCTTGGCGGCGAGGACACCCCGGCCTACATCGACAACCACGTGCGCAGCAAGGTGTACAGCGAGTGCAACCACGATGTGCAGGACTGGTTCCGGGTAAACAGCGTGGGCAACATCCCCCGCAAGCGCTTTGACGAGGCGGTGGAGTATATCCAGCGCTGGAAGCCCAGCACCAACACCGTGATGTTGATCCAGCAGACCAACGGCCAGACCAGTTTGTTTGCCGCAGCCGCTGCCCAGAGGAACACCACTACCTCCGGGAAGTTTGTTAAGGAGGTATAAGCATGAGCGAAAAGATCATCGCCTACAAGGCCATGGACAAAAATATGCAGTGCCGTGGCAAGCAGTACGAGGTCGGCGAGACCTACCATGAGGACAAGGCCGACTGTTGCAATGCCGGAATGCATGCTTGCGAGAACCCGTTTGATGTGCTGCGCTACTACCCGTTGAGGGATAGCCCGCGCTTTTTTGAGGTCGAGTGCGGCGGGAGCGTGGATAAAAGCGAAGAGGACAGCAAACTGGCTTGCACTGAGCTGACGGTGAAAAGTGAGGTGAATTTTGCAGGGTTGGTAAAAGCTACGGTGAATGCCGTTTTTAATCGGGTGAAGGGTAAAGAACCTTTTTCCATCGGCCGTTACAGCACGGCGGGTTCCAGCGGCTATTACAGCACGGCGGGTTCCAGCGGCGATTACAGCACGGCGGGTTCCAGCGGCTATTCCAGCACGGCAGGTTCCAGCGGCGATTACAGCACGGCGGGTTCCAGCGGCTATTCCAGCACGGCGGGTTCCAGCGGCTATTACAGCACGGCGGGT